TATCACCTTCTTTTCTGAGTTAAAAATAGATAGGATTCTATCCGCAGTAGTATCCCCTATTCCTTCTAGAGAACATAGTTCTCTTTTATCACAGTCACCTATCTCCATAAGTGAACCATATTTTTTGATAAGCATCTTTGCTTTCTTTTCGCTAACTCCCTTAACTGTAGTTAACATATTTATTCTCACATCGTCTGTCGTGAACCGCTTAAACATGTGAGGTTTAATTGGTGGTCTATCTACTGGTTGCATCTTAGCAACACTACAGATAATTGATGCTGCTGCGAATTCATCTAGAACCCAAACTGGTTTAATGTCTGAGTCTAAAATAATTCTACCTAACGCACCATAGAATTTATTGGTTAATAATTGCATCTTTCTATTTCTAGGCATAGAATTATATTTGGCAGAATATTTAGTATAGGTTAGTGCATCCCTTAGAGAGCCATAGATGATAACTATATTATTATCATAGCACCTATCCATATTATCTAATTGAGTCCATAGCCTTTTACTAATAACAGATGATAAGAAATCATGAGTAGATTTTGCCTCAAAGCAAGTATTCCCTATAACATAATCTCCAACTTCAATCCATTGCTTTTTAGTAATAATATTCATACTGGTGGCTTTACTTTCCACCTCATCTGATAAAGCAGAGACTTCTCTACTATCAATAATTAAATTCATATTTATTCCTCAAAAGTTAAACCGAAATCTTCTAAAGTCATCTGTCCTTCTAATCTCATTCCATATTCAAATAGCGTAGTTTGTTTCATTATTTCATCCTCCAACATTTTCCAATACAGTAACCGTTATTGATTAGTTTATCACAATTGGGAAAATTATAATTCCCATCTACGATAAAACCAACTCTATACTTAGTTACCTCTTCGTTAAAATCCAACCAAACATTATGGTTTTCATGTAATCCTTTAATCTCCGTGGTGATTTTATTCACCATTCTTTGTCTAGTATCTCTACTAGGTGTTACCTTTGTATCAGCAAACCCCACATTGGGGTCAGCCCATAACAATAGGTCTTTATACCAACTAACAAGATATGCTCTTGCTTCATCAGTTGGGTTCTCTACCATGATTGCGCTATGCATACATGGTGGCATAGGTAAATTACCTACATTAATTACTTCAGCCTCTATTTCTGATTCCTCTATAGGAGGAACTTCGGGCCAATTAACCAACTTAGTCCCTCGCATAGGCAAGGCGATTGTGTTAGGGGTTTTAGACATAGTGAGGAAATCGCTCACTCCTAACCCCTTCATCTTAGCCCAATCTAAAGGCACACAGTAATAACAGCCATCTCCATAAGAGGCTTTCATATTCATAGTGTTTCTAACTCTTCTTAGTCTTCTACTAGATATAGCGGAACTATCTAAAGTTCCGTTAACTGTAACTTCCTTTACTTCATTAAAGAAAGCATTTAGTCTGCGTATATCTTTAATAGGTTCTCCATAAACATATACATGAAATCCTCTCCCAGAAAAAGACATATCGTATTTGTAATCTCTTTCTTCCAAGTAATCCATTACACATCTTAAATCTTTTAAACAACTTTGTATTGCTTCGTTGTTAATTAGTTGCGCTCCAGTATGTTTGTTGACTTCCCCATGATGGGCATCGAAATCTAAAAACACTCTATCTAGAATTACAGTTGATACTACTGCTTGTTTAATAGTGTATTGTCCGTAATCATATACTGATGTAAAGACATTCATTTTACCATTATACATTTTAACGAACTCGTTAAACTGTTCTTGATTATGAACTAACTTTCTTTTACTAGCAAAAGTTGATGTTTGTTTATTAGCACTTGGCCATACTTCTCTAGGAAATTTCATTTTAATAACACCATTCCCACTACAATAATAGTGGCAATATTAACTACATTAACCATCATAATTATTCTATTACTGAACTTAAGAGTAGAATGTATCTCCTCCATTGTTTCAGTTAATTTCTTTTGACCTTCTAACATTTCTTCAAAAACCATCATACCCTCTCCACTTTTACATTACCGGCTCTAGTTTGCACTTTACCATCCTTTTCTACTAAAGAAGGTTGAACATCTTTACCTGAAATTAAATCTTCCATAGTTGGCTCTTTAGCAGAATACTTACTAGTTAAAGAAGTTGGTTTCTCCACTGGAAGTGTAGGGGTAATGGTTTCTTCATCACCATCAAAGTTAACTGTTGCCGATTCAAACTTTTCTTGAAAGGCATTCATCACTTCATCTTCTAATGAATCTATTACTGTCTGTTTAAACAAAGAACCGAAGGTTAAATCTTTACCTACTTTAACTTCCCATATTAGTTCAAGTTGGTCTTTCAAGTCCAACTCATGATATAGTTCACCTGAGACTGAAGATGCCACTTCTTTCAGTTTCAACAATTCGTGAAACTTCCAATTTTTACTGTTTATCTTTCTCATTATCTTTTCCTTCATGCTTCAATCCCTCCTTAGTGTATCTTTTTATTTCTTCTTTAGTCCCAAATAAGAACCTCCATATTAAGACTGGAAATAAAGCCACTCCTAATACTACTATTATACCAACATTCCACACTAATAAGAATAACACAGTTAATCCATCTATTAGTAGCAGCCCTACTTTCTTAGTTCTATCCTTCAAATCACCACTCCCATAGTTCTGCTTGTTGGGCCGAGTCACAGATTCCTATATAAGAACAGAACTGACACTTTTTAGCAAAATAAGATGCGGGGAATATACCCTGCTCATAAGCATAAATTAGTTTACCAATGCGCTTAGGTATGCTATTTATTTGATGACTTCTAACTGGTTCAACTTCAAAATAATTTGAGTCTGGATAATACCAAGCCCAATGAGTTATTGGGTCTAAATTACAGTCTGGGTCAGCATCCATTAACACCTTATAGAAAGCCATTTCTTTTCTCATGTGTGCTTGTTTTCTAGCCTTCCATTGCCCAGTCTTTAATTCAACTGGTATGACTCCATCCCCTTCTTGAAACACTCTATCAATGATACCTTGAAGATGGATAGTATAGTCACGCTTTAACATGAACTTTTTACCTCTCCCTCCCATACCTACATCTTTAGGTATAGTTAGTTTAGCGTTACATCTAATTTCATTACCTACAGGTAAATAATTATCTATTGATTTCGATAACTTAGAACTTAGATACCTCTCTGTTTCAAAGGCAGCCATAGTCTGATAAACTTCTCCGTGGTCATCAATAGGAAATAAACCCATACAATATTCATATAGATTGTTTTGGTCTAATCCTTCTGCTTTTTTCATATCGAAATCATTATAGAAATCCTCATATGAATTGTGAACCGCTGAACCTCTAGCCATAGCAGCATTAGGTTCAGACTTTCTACCCTCAATATAATTAAATTCATATTGCTTATGACAAAACTCGAAAGTGTTTAACGATGATTTCGTTACTTTGAGTTGTGGCATGGTTGGGTTATCTTCCCATTCGGGGTTCCATTGGTATGTATATTCTGTCATTTATCTTTCCTCCTTAATTTATTATCTTTTATATTTGAATAGTCCCATTTCTTATTACAATATGGGCATTGTTTTGCGTTAGAATAGTAGATTACGAATTCCATAACTGTGTGGCAATTAGAACATTTAATTGTTATACCCATCAAAACCACTCTCCTAAATCTCTCTGTCTATCGTCTTTCTTTACCACATCTAAGTCCCAATTCATAGCCTCAAATACGGGTTTTATTTTCTTTATTACTTCTGATTCGGCTAAAAAGTTCCAGTCTGGATTAAAGGGTTCAAACTCTTCTAAGTTTTTCACCGCAATATACTCCGCTTTTCTAGTGTCACCGTTCCAGTTAGTAAAAGTATTAATCTGATTACTTTTGAACTTGGCTTTCAAGTGGTAAAAGGAATCATCAATCTTATCTTTAGGATTGACGTGTTCATTATAATATAACATACCTGCAAACCCCCCTCCAAACACTGGTCTTTTACCTTCTACTGTTGTGCAATCCTTTAACTTAGCATTACAGTTACCTTTTTCACATAAGGAGTCAGGGATAATACCCAATAATCTCCTAACATAATCAACTGAGTAAGTCTTTCTACATCTACATTTTAATGTAAGACGATTCTCTCTTACTCTACTTCTTTTAACTAAGTCTAGTTTCTCAACTAAACCTTTACGAATATCATTATACACTTTCTTAGTATAACTAATGATATCTTCTTTAGGTTTCTGAGTAATCCACATTTCTATGGTAGTCTTTTGAACCTCTTTACCTATCTTAGATTCAGCGATTCTTTTTAATGCGAAACCAGTGCTTACAAATTCAGGTTCATTTAGATATACTCCATCTTTCCAATTGATGAACCCAGCGTTTCTATTTCTAGTTGCTCCTACTCCTAATACAGAATAGTATTTCTCAAATTCTAAATCCATAGGATGGTCATCTAAACCCATTAGATTGGGAAATATCTCATCTTGAATATGTTTGTTTAGAATCTCTCTTATCTCTTGAGCCTTCTCAATAGAAGATATAGGAACATAGAGCGAATCAGTGTGGGCGTAAACTACTTGCATTGTCTTTTCAACTCCATCAATTCTACTTTAGTAATCGTGGTATAACAAAATATACATCTCAAATAATGCTTAGATATACCTTTCTCTTCTTTACATTCTTTACAAGGTAAGTCACTCATTCTAATTCCCTCACTTTAAATGCGGCTGCTCTAATTGCTTCTCTAGCACTAGCAGTAATACTAGCGGCTAAGTCTACATCATACCAACCAAATCCTGATAGAGCGCAAACCCCATAGAATGAAGCCAGTAATCTTTTAGTGGCCATCTGCATTGAATTCCATTTAACATACTCTTTTTTATTTTCAGACTTTAATGCTTCTAACATCTTAATCTTGTATTCTTTCCTCAATGGTTTAAGAGTAGCAATAGCGTTTGGTAATAGACCCAACTCATCAGTTTTGTAATACTTCCAATCTTCTACTTTTACTTCTGAGAAATCTCTAGGTGTTTTTATGTTCACTTTGAATTCAGTTTCAGTTTCACTTTTAGTTTCCCAAGAAATATTTCTAGCAAGAATACAACTTGGATACAAAGATGCGAAATCGAAAGCGGCAACATTGTTATGTAAACCATTAGTATTTTCTTCTAATGGGTCATAAATCAAAGCCCCATCATATTCTTTCTTCTCAGTATATTTACCAGTGGGTGCTTTCCACCAAGCGTTACGCATGAAATATGTGCTACCCATATGTGAAACATAAAAGCAATCCTCAAAAGGTGCTTTAATTAATTTCTGAATTGCTAATACCCCTTCACTAAGACCCATCTCTTCATCTATCTTGAAAAGTAATTCAGTATCCTGCATACAGTATTCAAGATAATTAGTTGTATCTTCTTCCCATGCTTTCATAAAGAATTCATTTCTATCTGTGAACTTAGATTCTTTCTTCTTGCCTTCACCAACAGATACACTAGCACAATACTCTAGAGATGCACTTGGTAGTGTCCCTCTTTGAGAATCATTCCATTGTCGTTCAAAGGCTAAGTCTAAATTTAAACATAGTCTACCTCTAATGGGTTGTTCTATTGAACTATACTGAGTATTACCCAGAGCATTGAATCCTACACCCTTTACTTCTTTGTAAGGTGATAGTTTTCTTGGGTCTAATTTATTGGCAGATAATCTCTCTATCAATTTAGGAACATCTGATTGAAGACCCCACCATGCAATTAACATATCAGGGTCTTGCTTTTGAATATCAATTAAGAATGCTTCTAGCATTTCTTTCTCAGAACTAAATCTTCTCAATATGCGATTAGATTCATCATGCCAATCACTCCACCAATATAGATTAATTTTATTGGTATAACTATCGTAAACGGATATAGCAGTAATGGCTCCACCATGTTTCTTATGTTCTTTAGGTAGCCATTCCATATCCCAATACCATTTACGCATATCATATTCAGGAACATTCTCTAATTCATCTACGCAATATCTACGAAGTATAGGAACATCCCCTTCCCAAGTTGCGGCAAACTTTTTTCTAGCATTCTTCATATCTTTAGGATGAGTATAGAATACTTTAGTCAAAGATTGTTTGTCTAAATTATAATATTGTCCCTTCTCATATTTGAAGAATCCAGTTTGTTTAACTGCTTTACCACCAATCATGTAATGCTTAGTCTTGTAAGTCTCAGGTCTAATATCTGTAGAACGAATAAAGAAATAAGGATTGAAGTTAGAGATAGTCTTCTCTTTTCTTTCCCGATTCTCATCTCTCCATCTAATCTTGATAGATTTATCCCCATCTGTCCAACAAATTATCATGCCTTCACCTCCACGCACTTACGCCCTTCTCTACAAGGGCAACACCAATCAGCGCAATCCATACACCATACTTCATGCTTACACTGGTCATGAGTCATAATATCAAATCCCTATCCTCGGCGCACGAACTATCGCACTATTTTCTGTAACCATAATTATGGGTTGGTCATCCCCAATAAAAATATTAATTGTTCCTTTCTTACCAAAGAATTTGTGTAATGGACCACTGAATAATACAGTAGCCGATTCACCTACAACTCTATTGAAAGGTAATTCCTCTCTATAAGAGGATATAATCTCCTCTGATGAAATGATAAACTGTGGTCTAGTTATATCATCTGAACTCATAAAGTTTAATTTATAGATTCCATTGTTTACAATCTCACAGGCATCTATCGCATTATAAAGTTCCTCTGCTGATACTTGAATACCAGCATTAAAATCTATAACCCCAACAGTTGGTATAGTCTCTAATTCTGACTCCCAAGTTATAGGGTATTGATTTAAGAATCTTCTAATTCTACCATCGAAAGGATGTTCAACTACAATAGGCATTGTAGCCCTCTTACCCGCTGACTTCATAACAACAGTATCATTAACTTCAAAGGTTATTTCATCAGACATCTTAACCATATACTTTTTAAGATTCTCTATATCTAAAACAAAGGAACTATCTTCATCCTCTGTTTCTACATCGACATGAATAACCGCTGTGGTTGATTCATCTGAATTGACTAAGAATAACTGTTGTTCTCTTAATTCAAAATGAATATACTTACCAAGAGACTTTGAAGATAAACCTGAAGTGGTTGCCCACTTACCTTTAATCTCGACTTGTTTCAGTGCATCTACCATCTCTTTTTTATTTACTTTAATTTCCATTTTAATCACCTTGCTCTCGCTAATAGGGAATGACGGGATACCCCTACCCTCGCTATTCTGAAGGAAAACCTAGAATTGGCCCAAGCGATTTGTCATTTTTATTTAGCAAACCCTACTCTAGCGAGTTTAAATTTCCCTCTTTTGCATTTCAGGGATACCAAGCCACTTCGCTTCTTTTGAATTGGACTCAAAAATAGTCCAAGTCTTTCCTACAATGTGTGGATTGGTTTTACTTGCTTTCAGTCTAGCAACATACTTAGTATTGTTACCTACTGATTCATCTCTAATGCTAATCATTTGCATCATCTTATCAGGAACATCCTTATTCCAACTAGCAACAAAGCCGGTTGGAGTTGGGTTCATGTGGTCGCCAAAAGTTGGCTTGAGATGGGTAATGAATACTTTATCACATTGTAGTTTTAATACACTGATAAATAATTCATTGTGGTCTATATTCCTAGCACCATAGGCGGTTGGGGGAATAGGTTCTCGCATCTTCTTTCTATCTCCCTTCACTCTTTCAAAGCGAAGTTTGTTAGTGACACAATCATTCCATTTATCCATACCGTCGGTAACAATAGCCCTAACATTAGTTTTATCGTCAGCAATTAGTTCTTCAGTTTCCCTAACGAAATTAATTGCATTTTGCATAGTTAATGCATAGTTCTCTGTTCCATCTGTGTTGTAATGATTAGGACAATACACAAAGATATTTGGGTCTGAATCCCAACATGATTTCCATGTTACTTCAGCACCATCATCGAAATCTAAGAAGCGAATAATATGTCCATCTTCTATTTCTTTCTTGGTTCGTATGTCTAATCCTAATCCCGACTTACCTTGTTTAGCCTTACCTTCTATAGAAAGAACCATGAAAGAATGTTTTCTTTCTAGTTGTTCCTTTCTGGCTTTAGTGGTCATCTTCTTCCACTGTTGATATTGTAATTCTTTTTGAACTTCAGTATCTACTGCTTGCTTTGGTTTACTCATTGTTGTTAAACTCATAATTATCTCTCCTTGAGTATGACTAATGGGGGAATAGATTCGTGGATACACAGCCACTATCTCTAGGTTTTTGATTTCTCTATTATTATTAGATAAACCCCGTTGTTCATTGAATAGTTTCCTATTCAGCGAATGTCATTCAAAACCAAATGTCGCCGTTGTCCTCCTCCGGCTGAACATATACTTCTGCACTACCATGTCGGTCAACGACATATAGTCCTAGAACATTTATACTCACATTGCTGAGTTCTCCATCAACTTCACGTTGAGAAGTTCGACCCGCAATTATAACATTGCTACCGATACCAAAGTCAATATCAACATGACTTGGAACCCAACAAGCGGTGGAAGAGAAACCCTCTCCTTCATAATCGAAATCAGCATTCAAGTCACTCAAAAAGATAACTCGGTTGCCATTATCGTATGCTTGTAGATTCATATTAGCCACATTACCATCAGTTACTACTAGTCTCTGATTGTATGGTTTGTGTGAGTTCTCTGAGTGATAACTATCTAATGTAGTTAGAGCAGAAACCTTTTCTCCTAATACTGATTGAATTACTTCTAAAGTATTCTCACTAGAGTCTAAGTAGTTGAGAGAAGCAACTGTGCTTCCATCTTTTCTAGCACTTAGATTAGATGGGTTGTTAGAGTTAGGGACACAATCAAACTCACACCATGCGAATGTGCGTGGTTGGAAAGTCTTTGCTTGTTCTCCATTTACTCTAAGAACATACTCTTGATATTCACCATCATTTAGTTTACCAACAAAGAGTAGACTTCTCTGCCAACGAGTAGCAGGTAGAGGTTTACCGTAGTTAGGATTAGGTTGTCCACTATTCCAAGCCTTTCTATCATCGACTGGAATAATCCATCTATCATCATCTACTTGCATAGGTTCTGTATCTGGTAGTTTTTCCATAACCTTGGTATTATTCTCACCATCTTTTATTAGAGAAACTTCATAGTTACCCTCTGATAGTTGAACTGCCATAGCGACCTTTCCACTCATTAATAGAGAGTTAGCATCTCTTTGGTATTCAGCCAAAAGACTGTTACGGTTTCTCTCTTCCCAGTCAGTTGCTTGTTCAACAGCCCAAAAGAACCCAGTTGCTTTTTGGGTATAGGTAGGGCCGGTATATTCAGTGGTTTGATTACTCTCTCCACCTTCGCTTTCTTTCTTTAGTCTCGCTCTCGCTTGACCAAACTTAGACCTAAATACACTACGAGCAACTAATAGCCCCTCATCGGTATTAACATCTAAACTGTTATCATTAACAATACCGTCGAAGATAGCACTTGCCTCTTCTACAGTAACGCCAATAACTTCAGCATATTTTTCTATT